TTAACTAATAAACCAGAGCCTAAACCAGTAAATAAAGCTAAACCAGAACCTAAATTAACTAATAAACCAGAACCTAAACCAAAAGCTAAACCAGAACTTAAAACTAAAGCTAAACCAGAACCTAAAATCAACGCTAAACCAGAGCCTAAATCAACAAATAACCATAAACCAAAACATAAATCAAAAGTTAAATAATTAATAAAAAATGGTAAATTTAAATTTTCAGTTCGTTCTAAAGAAAAAAATACTTTTTATTTTAATAATATGATAATAAAATTACCAGTATGCATAGATGATAAAATATTATATATGAATTTTATTTTAGAAAAAATATCACCAAATAATTTACAATTAAAAATTTTTAATAAAAATTATGAAACAAAAATTCAAAGAATAAAAGTTCCATTATGTAATAATTTCGAAGGAATAACTTATTTAGATTTATTTTTTCCCCTAAATTTACATTTAATTAATGATAAACTTATTTTTAATAATTTTTTTCAGAAAATATTTTTATCTCAAAATAATTTAGCAATTGATTTCTTCATTTCTTTAGAGAAATGTATAGAATCAGAATATAAATACAATTTCTTAAAAATTAATGATTTAGTCAAATTTGAAAAATCAATATGGGAATATTGGAATAATTATAATGATGAAATAACAATTACAAATAATTTAGAAACACTAAAATCATTATGGGATACGGTTCAATTATATTTAAATTTTTCTTCTTATTTAATTTATTTACACCCAACTTTTACAAATAAATCAATAAAAGAATATCAAAAAAAATATAATATATCAAAAAAGATAGTGAATATAGCAAATTCTATAAAATTAAATAAATATTCTATTTTTTCTAGTAATGATTATTCATTTAATGAACACTATAATAGATTGGAAAATCAAGTGATATCATTTAGTGAAATAAAGATAGGATTTAAATATTTTATTAAGAGTACTGAACAGAATAAATTTTTTCAAGTTGAAATATCAAATATAAAAGATGGAATTGTTTATACTGCAAATAATCAAGCTTATATATTTAATAATTATAAATGGTATTTTTATATTTCAAATTTAGAATTTGATTTGGATATAATATTTTTTCATTTATTAAATAACCAAAAAAATTTTGATGAATTATTTGAAAAAACAAATTTAAAAATAGAACCAATTCATACAAAAAAATTATTAGAATATTATAATAACAATAATAATGAATGTTCATTAATTTATTTTCGTACATTTTTTGATGAAACGTATTCTGATATGGAAATATTAAAAAGAAATAATTATTCTGATGGATTTTTCCAATATATCACATCAAAATATTCAGAAAAAGAAGATGTTGTTAAAATATTAAAAATATTATTTACAAATTATACATACCCATTAAAACAAAATAAAATAGATAGAAATTTTGATCATATTTTATATTTCTCATTTTATAATTTAAATAAATTATTCAATAAAGAAGTAAATTATGATAAACAATTTATTGAATCTACAATAAATGATTTAATTCCTATGAAAGTTAGAACATTATACTTTAATTTAATTAGTTTAATGAATCAAATAACGCTCAAAAATAATTTTCATTTTTTGATTAGTAATCAAAAATTTTATAATGATTATCTTCATAGAGTAATTATTAGAATACTATTTAGTAAAAATAAGTTATTATCAAGTATATTTATTCTATCAAAATTATCTCTTTTACAACTTGAGAAAGTTAAAACTATTTTTCAAAATAGTATTTTATGTATTGATGTTGTCCATAGATTAACCTGGAATAATTTACCTAAACGATTAAATTATTTAGATGTATTATATGCTAATAAGGATATAATCTTCTTTATAGATAAATTAAATAAAAATATATTTCCTGATAATTATGACAATAGATTGAAAAGAATAATAGAACAACCTAATGAAATGTTTAGATATTTAAGAAAAGAAAAAGATTTTATAAAATGGTTAAAATTTTTGGGCGGAGGTATTAATAATTTATTTTATACACCTATATCTTTATCATCAGAAGACATAATTCATCTTGGTAAAATTATTTTTTTATTAGTAAATATTACAGAACAAAATTTAAAAGTAGAATCATATCAACAATTTATAAATTATTCACAAAAATATGGTAAATTAATATTAGATAATACAAGAATAAATTTAAAAATAAAAGAAAATTTCTCATTTTTAAAAGTTAATTTAAATTTGGGATTTTTAGCGAAACATTTAATATTTAATAAAGATGGAAGCATTCTTTTGGAAGATGATTTAGAAAAAACTCAAGAATTAATGAAAATGGAAGAAGAGTTAAGAAGAATTACTAAGAAATATTATAAATATAAAACAAAATATTCACAATCAAAGAAAGTTGATGGTACAGAATATCCATTATCAAATACGAGTATGGCAATAGTATCTAAAAAAAATATTAATATTTAATTATTAATAAAATAATCAATTATCGGTTGAATAAAATGAGGTATTCTAAATGTACCATACTCCGATTCTATAATTATCCAATCTTTGGAATGGATAATTTTACCCTTTTCTTTGTAAATATATGGTTCACTATTGAAATTATTATTAAAATGATTTGCTAAATAATGACCCTGTTGCTTGGCATTTTGAGCGGTTGGCGGACCTAGTTCTTTTGATGCAACTATATCACCGATTGCATAAATATTATTTTTAAATTTGAAATTATTATTAACAACAAATTTATCTTTTGTTAATTTTAATAATAATGGATGTGGTTTAATTCCACAAGTCCAAATTGATGTTTCATATGTAAGATTACCATTATTTGTAAATATTAAAGAATCTTCTATTTTATTTACCTTACTATTCATAAATAATTCAATATTACTATTTTTTAATTCTTGCTTTACTATTTCTTTTGTTTTATCTGAAAACATTGGTAATATTTCAGGCATTGCTTCAATGATTTTAATATTTTTATATTTTTTTGACAATTCGAAAGCTAATTCTAAACCATTTGGACCAGCACCTAAAATACTAATTAGATGATTTTCATTTTTGTTATCTAATTGTTCTTTCAATTTATATACATCTTTCATATCTTTCAAATAATAACAATTTTCTTTTACCCCTTCAATACCAAAATCATTAGTTTCACTACCAACTGCTATAATTAAATAATCAAATGGTATTCTTTTATTATTAAGAATGATTGCATTTTCTTTGATATCTGTACACTCATCTTTAACAAATGCAATTTCTTTTTTATCAAATTTAACCATAGCTGATAAATCAGTAATATCGATTGATTTTTTTAATTTTGTTGTATTTAACATATAATTAGTTTTTGATACTACTGTAACATTATATTTGTTAGTATCAATTTTATCACAAAATGATTTTCCACCCCATCCATAACCAACTACAACAATGTTCTTCTTTTCGGGTACTGAACCAAAATATACTTCTGCTAATCTATTAAATAAATAACCACTTGCCATTAAAAGTTAATAAAAATGAACTTTATAATAGTTTTAACGTTCAATTTTTATAAAAATTGAAAAAATTATAGTAATATATTTAAGATATATTATAATGCTTATTACAATTAAAACACTGACTGGCAGGAAAATGAATTTCACTTCAGATGATGATATGATTATTAGAAATATAAAAGAGTTCTTACAAGAAAAGGAAGGTATTTATCTATCGCAAATACGATTAATATATGGTGGTAAACAGTTAAATGATATGGCTAAGATTATGGATGAGCTTAAACCAGGGGATGTGGTACATATGGTGATGGCTTTAAGAGGAGGTGCTAAAAAGCGTAGTAAAAAGGCTAGTAAAAAGACTAGTAAAAAGGCTAGTAAAAAGGCTAGTGAAAAGGATAGTGAAAAGGGTAGTGATGACGATAAACCTGTTAATAAAGTAGATTTACAGAAGAATATAGATGATATGCAAAAGACATTGGATAAAATGAGGTTAAATATGACCAATATACAATTAAAAGAAGATGAATGTACGTTAAATGTTCCATTTAATTAAATTTTTATTTTAGTGACCATATTACATAATTCAAGGAATTGTTCATTAGATAGGTCTGATTTAATACGATTTATAATAGCAATAACTAGATTTCAGTCAATTTTTTAACATATATATAAAAAAATTGAAGAAAAAAATGTTTGGATGCAATAACATTGATATTTAATGCAAATTTTTGTGAAAACTCTTACAGGTAAAACCATTACACTCGACGCTGAACCTAGCGATACTATTGAAGGTATCAAGGCTAAGATTCAGGATAAGGAGGGCATCCCCCCCGACCAGCAGCGACTAATCTTCGCTGGTAAACAGCTCGAAGATGGGCGCACGCTCTCGGATTATAATATTCAAAAGGAAAGCACCCTTCACTTGGTCCTGAGACTCAGGGGCGGGCATCTATAAATCCCGATGTAATACCATCGAGATTTTTAATTTATTATTAATTTATTGAAAAACGTAAACTTAATACTAAATGTAAACTTATTTAAAGAAACACTTCCTTTATTATTAATGCCTCGAATAGAACACTTAATTGAGAACAACATTGAAAAAAAACATTGTTGTAAATGTAAAAATTATAAAAATATTTTAGACTTTGGATATTCTTGTAATACGTGGGACAATTTACGCCCTACGTGCAAAGATTGTTTAAAAGAAATTAATTTAAATAATAAAGATAAAAAAACAGAATATAATAAAAAATATTGGGTAGAAACTAAAGAAGACCAAACTGAAAGACATAAAAAATGGCGTGAAGAAAATAAAGAACATGTTAAAGAAAAAATGAAAGAATGGGTAGAAAAAAATAAAGAACATAAAAAACAGAAAGATAAAGAATATAGAATTAATAATTGGGAAAAGAAAAAAGAACAAATTAGAGATTGGAAAAGAAAGAATTACCTAGATATGAAAACTAATCCTGAACGAAAAGAAGAGTTAATAAAATATAAAATTAAAAATAATACATCCAGAAGAATTCGCGAAATGTTATCTTTTAAGAAATCTAATAGAACCATCGAATATGTTGGATGTTCATTAGATGATTTTAAACTTCATTTAGAAAATCAATTTACTGATAAAATGTCATGGGATAATTATGGTGAAGACGCGTCAAAAGATAAGAAAAATGCTTGGCATATTGACCATATAATACCTTGTGATGCATTTGATTTTGATGATGAATTTGAAACTAAAGCTTGTTTTTATTATAAAAATTTAAGACCTTTATGGGCTTCAGAAAACATTATAAAAAAAAATACATTCAATAAAGAATCATTTAAAACATACTTGGAAATGTTTAAAAAAGAAACAAATGTTAAAGAAAATAAATCAATAAAAATTATTAAAAAAGAATCAAATGCTATAGAAGAAAAACCTATGCAAATTATTAAACAAGATAAATCACTAAAAAATATTAAAAAAGAAATTATAATTAATCAAAATATTGAATTTGTTAATAATAACAATGAAAAAGGTATTCGTGAAAAATCAAAGCAAAAACTCCAAACCCTCCTCACCACCAAACAATCCACCCTCCTATCCCCGCCTCCCACCCTCCGTTCCGACCCAATCACCATCCAATGTTCCAAAGCTCATACTTGGACCACAAAAATATCCAACGTATTAAAAGGAACTTGGTGTTCACAGTGTGGTTTAGAAGTAAAATCAGAAACTAAAGAAAAAATATCAAATAAATTAAAAGAATTTCTTAAGACAGAAGAAGGTAAAGAAAACAAAAAAATATCTCATGAAAAAAGAAGTCAAACAATGAAATTAATAAAAGAACAAAAAAAAGAAACTATTACAGAAAAATCATGTAAAAAATGTACTATATTAAAACCAATAATTAATTATTGTAAGAAAACAGCCTCCGCAGATGGTTTTCAATCTTGGTGTAAACAATGTACTGCTTTATGCAAAAAAGCTACTAATACATTAATTTAATTCATTAAATTAATATATTAAACATTATCATTGTAAAGAGCTAAATAAAGGTAAACACATTAAATAGCATATACAACATAATCCGCATCCAGCAACACATTCGTCTGATTCTGATTCAGATTTTTTTATATTAATACTATTTTTTGTATCAGAAATTATTTCTTTAGATAAATCATTTAATGGATTATTTATTTGCATTATTTTTAAGCTATAAAATAAAAAAATTGATTTTTATATTATTAATACTATATTGTAATAATGTATGTCTCATTTTATCAATAGTAAGATAAACAAAAATAAGTCTCGAACTCCAATAGTAGTTGATGATGATTATTGTATTACATTTAAAGGTGTTCAAAAAAACAAAGAACTCGGATATCACGGTAATAATTTTACAGCAAAAGGTGTATCAATTGTCAAGAAAAATATTATTTCTCAATATGATGATGATGACGATTACTACGAGAAGGAAGTACCAACACAATCTAATGATGCATCAAAAAGTGAAAGCAATAAGCTACCAGAAAGTAATAAAGCAC